AAGTTGGAGTCATTACCCGAAACGCTCCAGAAATAAACGCAAGCCAATCCCAAAAGAATCTGACGTAAAAACCTTCAATTACACAGCTCACCTGTGGGATATCCGGTGGCTAAGATATCGTGCGAGGAAATGACAATGGATTATTCACAGTTAAGTGATTTTGAAATTAACAGAATGGTAGGAGACATAATTTTTAAAGGCCTTTGGGCAAGTAAACCGGAAACATCAGGGAATAACACCAACAAATGGTATTACGGAAATGCTGATACAACTTTTGAGCCATTAAATCATTTGCCTGATTACTGCAATGATCCGAGCGCTTCATGGCCGATTATTGAGAAATACAGGATTTCTATCTTAGACCAGTTAACTGAATGGTGTGTGGATGCAAAAGGCGTAAGCCCAATATTTGATACCAGACCTCTCCGCGCCGCCATGATTGTCTTTCTCCTGATGCAGGAGGCCAATAATGCTTAGCCCATCTCAATCCCTTCAATACCTGAAAGGAAGCATAGAGCGGGCTTCAATGTGCACAGAGTGGATTCTATCTAGGTTTAGCGCATACAGAAGATTGCCGGTAAAGGGCATGCCAAGCAAGTCGATGCTGCATATGCAAAAGAATGCGCGCTGGAAGGTATGGCGAAAACACAGGTTATGTGGCTGAAAGAGGGGATTATTAAGGCGTGAATACCTACAGCATCACATTACCCTGGCCTCCGAGCAATAATCGCTATTACCGCCATAATCGCGGGCGCACGCACGTCAGCGCAGAGGGGCAGGCATACCGCGATAACGTCGCCAGAATCATTAAAAACGCAATGCTGGATATCGGCCTGGCTATCCCTGTGAAAATCCGCATTGAGTGCCACATGCCGGATCGCCGTCGCCGTGACCTGGATAATCTGCAAAAAGCCGCTTTTGACGCACTCACTAAAGCAGGTTTCTGGCTGGATGATGCTCAGGTCGTTGATTACCGCGTTGTGAAGATGCCTGTTACCAAAGGTGGGAGGCTGGAACTGACCATCACCGAAATGGGGAATAAATGATGTTTGAGTTTTATATGGCAGAACTTCTTCGCCACCGCTGGGGGCATCTGCGCTTATATCGTTTCCCCGGTTCTGTTTTGACCGATTACCGAATACTGAAGAATTACGCCAAAACCCTGACAGGAGCAGGAGTATGAAGTCAGAGATAACAATCAACTAATACTGTTTTGTTGATTTTTGCTTGTAATTGGCGTTCTGGTCTGATTTTTGTGGAGTAAGTTGATGCGTGATATTCAGATGGTTCTTGAGCGTTGGGGAGCGTGGGCGGCTAATAATCATGAAGATGTGACCTGGTCGTCCATTGCCGCCGGTTTTAAGGGATTAATTACTTCAAAAGTAAAATCTCGCCCGCAATGTTGTGACGATGACGCGATGATTATTTGCGGGTGCATGGCCCGTCTGAAAAAGAACAACAGCGATTTGCACGATTTATTAGTAGATTATTATGTAGTCGGTATGACATTCATGTCACTGGCAGGTAAGCATTGCTGCTCTGATGGTTATATCGGGAAAAGGTTACAGAAGGCTGAGGGCATAATTGAAGGGATGTTAATGGCATTAGATATCCGGTTAGAGATGGATATCGTTGTTAATAACTCTAATTAATATGCCAATTATTTACTAAAACTTATTAAAAATGGGGCGTTGAGACGCCCCCAAAAATAAAGGGTAATATATAACAGAAGGTTTATATAGTTAGAAGCAAGGTTGTGCTTCTAAAGGAAGTGGCTTGAGGGAGCCACTTATATGTTGGGGAGGCAACGCCTCCCGCAACATATCTTTTTCGTAATCAGATTAGAACTGGTAAACCAGACCTACAGCAACGATGTCATCAGTGCTTACACCGAGTGCTTTAGTGAAGTCATTTTTGTCAAGCAGGTTGATTTTGTAATCAACGAAAGTAGACATATTTTTGTTGAAGTAATAGGTTGCACCTACATCAACATATTTGACTAAGTCCTGATCGCCCCATACTCCAAGATCCTTACCTTTAGATTGCAGGTAAGCAACGGACGGACGCAGACCGAAATCGAACTGATATTGTGCAACAGCTTCGAAGTTTTGGGCTTTATTAGCAACGAAGTGATCAGCAAATACAGTCATATTCTGGGTTTCAGAATAGGTAGTGGCCAGGTAAATGTTGTTAGCGTCATATTTCAGACCTGCGGCCCAAACTTCTGCATTTTTACCGGAAGCAAATACTTCAGGAAGAACTTTCCCTGCATTAACTTGAGTGTCGGTACGATCAGATTTCGCATAAGTTGCACCGATACCGAATCCTTCGTATTCATAGGTAGCAGAGAAACCGAAGCCATCACCGTTACCTTCAGTGTAGTTATCGAAATCGCTACGATCGTTTTTGCCTTGGTACTGAGCAGCAAAGTTCAGACCATCAACCAGACCAAAGAAGTCGTTGTTACGATAGGTTGCAACACCAGTTGCACGTTGAGTCATGAACACGTCGGTTTGAGTCCAAGTGTCACCACCGAATTCTGGCAGGACGTCAGTCCACGCACCGATGTCGTATGCTACACCGTAGTTACGGCCGTAATCGATGGAGCCGTAGTCACCGAATTTCAGGCCAGCGAAGGCAAGACGGGTTTTATCTTTGGAGGAACCTTGAGATTCAGCGCGGTTGCCTTTGAATTCATATTCCCACTGACCGAAACCAGTCAGTTGATCGTTGATTTGGGTTTCACCTTTGAAGCCAAGACGGGCATAAGTAGTATCACCATCATCTGCATCATTAGAGGAGAAGTAGTGCTTAGCATTAACTTTCCCGTACAGATCCAGCTTGTTACTGTCTTTATTATAAATTTCAGCTGCCTGAGCAGACATCGCCATCAGTACTGATGCAGCTACAGCAGAAATTGCCACTGTTAATTTTTTCATCGTGAGCCCTTTTTTTGAACTATTATTAAAAAATGATGTCACTGCGCGATAAATATTCATCTAATCAATGTGATTATTTCAAGATGTAAGTTTTGGTTTCTCGTTTGATTTGTGAAGTAGATCTCTATTTTTATCTGAACTTTTTTCTATCGAATCCTATTCATGGCTCTTGGCTGAATAAAAATAAATCTATTAGCCAATTTATATTAACGGCTGTTATTTATAAGTGCTCTATAATTTGAAGGTTCAATTTAAATTGGCTAAAAATAACGCTGGAAATTATTTGTTGGTTATTTGTTGAGATTTGCTTATGTATTTGTAGTGGTGTTTTCAATACTCGGTAGCATTCTCGCAAATATCATTTAGTGGTTTACGTACGTAAAAAATTGGTTATGCTGTTAAGAGTGGTTACTTCGTCACACAGCTTAAACCCGCCGTCGAGCGGGTTTTTCCATTTTTTGAGTCTCGATATTAGCTGATAACCCAATACCTGAGTTATTCACTGACTCCGAGTCTGTTACGTTTCGTAGTATTCCCTCAATTTACACCCGCTTTGTCTGCGAGGTGGGGTTATGAAATCCATGGATAAGTTAACAACGGGTGTCGCCTATGGCACCTCAGCAGGTAGTGCCGGGTACTGGTTTTTACAGCTGCTCGATAAAGTCACGCCCTCACAGTGGGCAGCAATAGGTGTGCTGGGTAGCCTGGTATTTGGCCTGCTGACGTACCTGACAAACCTTTATTTCAAGATTAAAGAAGATAAGCGCAAGGCTGCGAGAGGTGAATAATGCCTCCATCATTACGAAAAGCTGTTGCTGCTGCTATTGGTGGCGGGGCTATTGCTATAGCATCTGTGTTAATCACTGGCCCAAGTGGTAACGATGGTCTGGAAGGTGTGAGACATAATCCTTACAAAGACATAGTTGGTGTATGGACTGTATGTTACGGGCATACAGGAAAAGACATCATTCCCGGTAAAACGTATACCGAAGCAGAGTGCAAAGCCCTCCTGAATAAAGACCTTGCCACTGTCGCCAGACAAATTAACCGGTACATCAAAGTCGATATACCGGAAACAACGCGCGGCGCTCTTTACTCGTTCGTCTACAACGTGGGTGCTGGCAATTTCAGAACATCGACGCTTCTTCGCAAAATAAACCAGGGTGATATTAAAGGCGCATGTGATCAGCTACGGCGCTGGACATACGCTGGCGGTAATCAATGGAAAGGACTGATGACTCGCCGTGAGATTGAGCGTGAAGTCTGTTTGTGGGGGAAACAATGAGCAGAGTAACCGCGATTATCTCCGCTCTGGTTATCTGCATCATCGTCTGCCTGTCATTGGCTGTTAATCATTACCGTGATAACGCAATCGCCTACAAAGAGCAGCGCGATAACAAGGCCAGTGAACTGGAGAAGGCGAACGCCACCATCGCTGACATGCGGAAGCGTCAACGTGATGTAGCAGAACTCGACGCAAGATACACAAAGGAGCTTGCTGATGCTAACGCGACTATCGAAAGTCTCCGTGCTGATGTTTCTGCTGGGCGTAAGCGCCTGCAAGTCGCCGCCACCTGTGCAAAGTCAACGACCGGAGCCAGCGGCATGGGCGATGGAGAAAGCCCAGGACTTACAGCAGATGCTGAACTCAATTATTACCGTCTCCGAAGTGGAATCGACAAGATAACCGCGCAGGTTAACTACCTGCAGGAATACATCAGGACGCAATGTCTGAAATAATTTTTTTGCAAATCACAAAGTCCATTTAATGAGCCTCGCGATGCGGGGCTTTTTTGCAATAAATGCGTACCGCAACGCATGTTTTTTTTACACCGAACCTGCCCCTTTGGAATGGGCCTTTGAGGATACCAGTTAGTGCTGGCGAGCCTCGGTGGGCTGGTTTCCTGTGCGGCAAAGGTTCATTTCAAATGGTAGGTAAACGTTATGAATATCGTGCCACTTAATTACAAAGGTGAAATTGTCAGTTTCAACACTGATGGTTGGATCAACGTCACAGGTGTTGCTGAGAGATTTGGGAAACGCATTGATAACTGGATGCGTTTGGCAGAAACGCTTGAATACGTTCGTGCTTTAGACGAAGCGTTGACCGGGAAAGAATCTCAAATTTTACATCCCTCACAATCGAGGTATGTAAAAACCAGCAAGGCACGAAAGGACAGGGGTGGTGGTACGTGGCTACATCCAAAACTTTCAGTTGCATTTGCCCGTTGGTGTGATGCTCGTTTTGCTGTGTGGTGCGATCTGCACATTGATAGTCTGCTTCGCGGTGAACTGACTGAGCAGCAGAAATATGAGCAAGCATGTCGCATTCGCGATGACCGGAAATCAAAAGCCAGCAATGGGGCAAGAGAGATGGCTCGCTGGCGATGGGATAAGCCGGTTATTGAAGCAAATGTTGAGTACTGGCGCGAGCAACTGCAGTTGACTCTCGATATCGCGTGCTGATGGCAAACGCAAAACTGCGTTATCGAAAAAATCAAAGCATTACTAGAACTGAGCAACGGCTATCCATTACAAAGCCCATCTACGGGTGGGCTTGATAATGGCTTATACCCTGCACGGGATAACTTAACTGATATCCCTTTTAACGGATAAAGGCATTCAAGCCTGACACATCATGCGCTGTATCGTCGCCGTATTCCCGCATTAACCATGACCGTAGCCCGACGGGGAATTCCTTCTGCGTGAGTGTGCGGGAATAATCAAAAACGATGCACACCGAGTTTTTACCGCGTTTATGGTTCGCGGGTTTGTCTCTCATGCTCCCCGTTCTGCTGCTTGGTTCTTCACGTTACGTGGTTGTCTCCTTTACCCGGAAGATCTGGAGCGCGTCACGCAGATTATTAATGGTGGGAAAAACGGCATTAAAGACCGCCGTGAACGTTACGTCAAAGCTAAAGTCGCATTGGTGTGAGGTCTATGTGGGAATTGAAATGATTGTCGGCCTGATTGCTGCCTTGCTGGCAGTAATAGCCGGTGCTTTTGGTCTGGGTAAATCTCGCGGTGCAAGTATCGCTGAGACAAAAGCGAACCAGCAACGCACTAAAGAACGTGCAACTGCTACTGAAGTCGTTGCAATACGCCGGGTAGAAACAACAAAAGGAGCCTGGGATGTACAGCAGATTGTTAATCATCTTCCTGATGGCGATGTTGACCGTGAGTTGCGCGAAAGATTTACCCGAAAAAACTGCAGTAACAGACACGGCTTGTGACTGGGTGAACATCATCTACCTCACTGAGCACGATATTACCGTGCAGGATAAGCAGACGAAGCGGGACATATTGGCGCATAACAAATCAGTGCAGGCTAACTGTAGAATGTATTGAAACTAATACTTTTGTAAGCGAATGTGTGTAAGTGCGACATGGTTGTGTGTTTTATCTAAGAATTGTTTTGCCGTAAAAGAGCATTTTGTGGTTGTAAAAAATGTGGGGAACTCGCTATAGTTCAGCCATAGAAAGCAGCTTTTCATTTTTTTTAAGCCTCATTTGAGGCTTTTTGCACATTTAGAAATTGAGTAAATGGCACATATAGTGTTTTCAGTGTTAAAAAAACACTATATGTAGCACTACAATAGGAGATTCCACTATGAGCCCGGCTGAGTTCTACGATTTCTATGGCATTAAACCTGCAGAGATGATGACTGGAGAAACTGTTAACAACTTTGCTTCCAGGGTACTTGCTCAACAAACGAGTACGAGTGGTAGTACCGGCGTTTGGTACTCTCAAGGTACTGCAGCGCAGGCTAAGCAAAATCAAAGTACACATCATCAACTTTACACCTACTAAACACCATGCCTAATTGGAGTGACGTACTGGGCGAGATGACGGCTCTCGCCCAGAAGAGTCCGATGGATGAGGTTCGCCGTAAATATTTATTACAACTGTCTAATCACACTGGAAGAAATGTAATTACATATTATTCCGGATGGTTGCAACATGGTGGTGCAGAAGTCCGACATCTCACCCTGATGACAGATGATGATAAAAATGGATTAATGACTGTTATTAATGGTTTAGATGTTACAAAGGGGGTGGATTTAATATTACATACCCCTGGAGGTGATATCGCTGCCTTAGAGTCTATTGGTCATTATCTGCGTTCTAAGTTTGGGACTGATATCAGAGCTATCGTTCCTATGATTTCAATGTCATGTGGTACCATGCTTGCGTGCTGTGCTAATGAAATCATAATGGGTAAACAGTCCAATATTGGCCCGATTGACCCTCAGTTTAATGGATTTTCTACACATGCTATTATTGAGGAATGGAATAGAGCTCAGGCGGAAATTTTTAACAATCCAGCAGCTGTGCAAATGTGGCAGTTTATACTTCAGAAACTCAACCCCACTATTATCGGAGAGTGTGAAAAAGCTATCCAATGGGCGAATGAGATTGTCAAGCACTGGCTTATGACGGGTATGTTTGCAAATGATCCGGAGTCAGAAACAAAAGCAACTCATGTATGCTCAGAGCTGAACAATCATCATACAACTTACACTCATTCGAGACATATCCATTTCGATAAAGCTCAGAAAATTGGATTGAATGTTACAGAACTGGAAAGTGATCAAGTCCTCCAGGATTTGGTTTTGACCATACATCACAGTTACATGCACTCGTTTGGTGGAGCCCCGATCGCAAAGATCATAGAAAACCATAATGGGAATGCTATGATTTGGAATATGCAATCGTAAGAACCTATTTACACACCATATTAGCCTCGCAGTAGCGGGGCTTTTTTATGCGCATCGCACGCGCACATCAAAGAGAGTCTTTCAGTAATGATTCTGGATATCATAGCTATAAATACAATTGATAGTTATTTTCATTTTGGCGGGTCCTTTCCGGCGATCCGACAGGCTACGGGGCGGAAGGCGCGCGGGTTTTCGCTATTTATGACAATTTTCCGGTTTAAGGCGTTTCCGTTCTTCTTCGCCGTAACCTAATGTTTTTATTTAAAACACCCTATGAAAAGAAAGGAAACGACAGGTGCTGAAAACGAGCTTTTTGGCCTCTGTCGTTTCCTTTCTCTGTTTTTGTCCGTGGAATGAACAATGGAAGTCAACAAAAAGCAGCTGGCTGACATTTTCGGTGCGAGTATCCGTACCATTCAGAACTGGCAGGAACAGGGAATGCCCGTTCTGCGAGGCGGTGGCAAGGGTAATGAGGTGCTTTATGACTCTGCCGCCGTCATAAAATGGTATGCCGAAAGGGATGCTGAAATTGAGAACGAAAAGCTGCGCCGGGAGGTTGAAGAACTGCGGCAGGCCAGCGAGGCAGATCTCCAGCCAGGGACTATTGAGTACGAACGCCATCGACTTACGCGTGCGCAGGCCGACGCACAGGAACTGAAGAATGCCAGAGACTCCGCTGAAGTGGTGGAAACCGCATTCTGTACTTTCGTGTTGTCGCGGATCGCAGGTGAAATTGCCAGTATTCTCGACGGGCTCCCCCTGTCGGTGCAGCGG